ATACTTATAAAGAGTACCAAAAAAACATTAAAGATGACGTTAAAGAACTGGTAGCAGTAGTTGATGCTTTTCAAGAAGTAAATGGCTTTAAACAATCACATGAATATGGTGGTAGTAAAGGCTTTAGGTTAGGTAATGTTAGTGGATATGGTAGTCCTGATGTACCTAATTATGATGTTACTTGGAATCTACCGAGTAATACTAAAAGAGAATTATCTGTTAAACTTAGAATGCAAACTATGAGTGGAGACTTTGATGTCTACAAACTTATTGATGAGTTGACTTCAGAGTTTAGTAGTTAATTAAATCCTAGAGTTAGTTTGGGTAAGCTACCCTTACTGTATCGATAGGCTTACGACCTGCTAGGTAGAGTAGGTATGGTTTGTCAGTTCCATATTAAAAACTGACACCTTAATTTTTATGGAGATAGATATGAGTAATGAAATAGAAACACCAACATTAATAGACACACCTATAATACTAACCGAAGCTTTTACTGATTGGATAACCGGAGATTTTGATGCTTCCTATATTGCAGATAACATAGGTTCGTACGAAGACAAGCATGACATGGCTATCGGTGTTCTTGGTGATTGGATACCTCTCTATTACATTAAAAACTGGAAAGATATTAAACCACTTTTTAATAAATTAGATACAGAAGATGGTATGCCTTACGGAGATTGGTGTGAAGAAAAAAAAGAAATGCAAGGTTTTCCACAAAGCAATACGCATCAGTTTTATTACATTTCTGAAGCACACTTAAAGGAGAACGAAGATGAGCGTATGTAATTATTTTAAAAAAGAAGATTTAGAAGATATGAAAAATATTAATGATAATTCTATGTTTAATGTTTTTGATATTAGAGATGCTTTGAATCAAGTAGACAATCCACCTCTAAAGTATGAACAAATAGAAAGTATATTTTATATATTAAATGAATTTAAGGAGAACGAAGATGAGTAATGAAATAGATAGCACAGTCATGGATAACATGAGAGATAATGTGCATGAACTATGGGTAATCGAAGGTCGACCAGACTTAGAAGATGATTGCCTACAGTATTGTTATGACAATATTGATAGACCCGTACCAATAACTATGATAGAGTTTCTATCTCAACATTGTGGACAAGCAGTATCAACAAAAGACTTAAACTTTATGGAGACATCTAATGCCAAACTATAATATCATATCTCAGGGCAGTACAAAGATTGCCAAGAGCAACAAGATTCAAGACAAATACTTTAGCAGGATTGTATACCTAGCACCTGATGATTTAGCTGATGGCAAGAATACTCTATGCCCTTATGCTAAGATTGCTAAGTGCAGTGAAGCCTGTTTGAACACAGCAGGTATGGGTAAGTTTTCTAATGTGCAGCAATCAAGAATCAAGAAGTCTCTATGGTTTATAAACGATAGGTCAGACTTCATGACAGCCCTTGTGAAAGATGTTCGTACATTCTTAAGGGAATGCGATAGACTAGGAAAACTTCCTGCTCTAAGGCTCAATGGCACAAGTGATATTCAATGGGAAACTATCAAGGTTGAAGGGCACGATAATATATTTGCCCTGTTCCCACAGATACAGTTCTATGACTATACAAAAATACCAACAAGGAAGGTAGAGCACATACCTAATTATCATTTGACTTGGAGTTTTTCCCAAGCTAATGATAAGTATGCTACTTGGTTCGACAAAGTATCGGACAACATAGCAGTAGTCTTTCGTGATGCTCTACCTAAATTCTTTAAAGGTTTGAAAGTAATTGATGGGGACAAACACGACATGAGATTTCTTGATAAGTCTGGCGTTGTAGTTGGACTTGTCGCAAAGGGGCAAGGCAAGAAGGATACTTCAGGCTTTGTAATTGATGTACTACAAATAGCGTAAAAATCAGACGACCTATAATGATATATAAACTAGGAGCAATCGTCCACAGCACCGGCAGTACCCAAAATAAATTAAGTATTGTTGAACCACAAAAGTAAAGGTGGGAAGGGTTGTTCAATGTCCCTAAAAACATTGACACTTTAATAAATAATATAGGAGAAATGATATGATGATATTAAATTACGAAAGTAAAAAACAAATGAAGGAACACATAGGTGAACCTTTGAAATACACAGAGACTTCTATGTTCGGTGAAGAATATAAAAGTGATGGGACATTTGCAGGTTGTAACAGACCACAGCATCCTGAAGGTACAGGGACTCGTGAGTTCTTTGCCGGTGTTACAATGGTAGATGGTTTAATAAGTAAGGTGGAATAATGTATGCAATAAAAGAAACAAAGCTAACAGACTTAGAAAAGTTAGAAGATAAGTTTGATGATATCATTGAAGACTTATCAGAAAAGATAGATGAGTTAGAGTACACAACTGACCAACAAGCATCTGAAATTTCTCAGGTACAAAATGACAACGCTTGTCTTGAAAATAGAGTAGATGATTTAGAAGGTAAGGTAGATGAATTAGAATCTAGGCTTGACAACATAGAAGAATAGTGATACACTACAACAAGATTAAGGTGAGTGCCAAGGTTAAAGCAAAGCATGAGGTATCTGATTATCTTATGCTGCTCTTTAACAAACCATCAGAACATATTGCAGACTTTGAAACCCTAACATTCAAAGAGCAAGAAGAAATTCTTAAACACATTAGTTTGTTTGAGGATAGAATACATAAGTTGTTAGGAGTAAAGTTTAAGGAGATAACAAGTGCGAGTAATTTTAATAAATCCATTTGACGAGACAGTCAAAGAAGCAGTATATGGTGGAGACTATAGAGAAATCTATGACCTTATAGACTGTAGAACCTTTGATGTAGTAAGTTTATCAGATGCAGACGATCTGTATGTTGATGATGAAGGACTATTGGTTGAAGGTAATCAAAGATACTTTAGTTGGAGTGGTAGAAACTTTGCAGGTATGGGTCTTATCATGGGTCATGATGATGAAGGAGAAACTGTTGGAACAACTTATGATTTACAAGAAGTTGTTGACAGGGTAGAGTTTTTACCTGAAGGACATAAACAAACACCATACATGGAGTTCAAGGCTTGGCAATGAGTAGTAAACAAATAAAGAAACTTAGAAAAAAGATTAAGCAACTACAAGTTGAGTGGCTTCAATCTATTTTACCTGAAGATCAAGCAGCTACTATTACAGTAGAAAATGTACAAGATTTAATGCCGGATCAAACTCATGTGAATAGCTATGGACAACTACGCTTATCGTTCATGTCAGACAAATGGATAATGAAAATTTTAAAAGACAACGAAGGTGTTGATACATACAAAGAACTACAAGAGATTAATAAACAACAACAAGAAAGACATTTAGATAGGAGAATTTAGTGGAAGAATATTTAGTAGATGTTATCTTTGATGGCAAGAAAGAACAACTCAAAACATATAGTGCTTCGCCTTTGGAAGCATTAGATAGTATGATAAACTTTGATGAGGTCAGTGCTATAAATAAGATAACAAGAGTAACCGATAAAAAGAATTGGTCTTTTAATAACGAACACTTGTTAGGGTTGCGAGAATTAAGAGGTGAGATTAATAACGAAGGAGACATTATGAAAGAATTAAGGAAGGAACATTAACATGGAAGGACTATTAATAATAGGTGCGTTGTTTTGTTTGACAGCGTCAACATTAACATATGTATATTTGATAGAAACAAACAAGATTCTACCACATCAGTTACATACAGACCATCAAGTTGAAAGAAGAAAACAACTTAACGAAGGAAATTACTGGGATTATAAAACAAAACAGTATTATAAATGGGATGCGTTAGTAGCTGTACATGAAGCAAGGAGTAAAGCTAATGACACAATATAGTGATGATGTTCAGACACAAAAAGATTTCTTAGCTGAACAAGAAAAAAAGAAAGAGATAGTATCTTTAGAAACAAGATTTGATAATGGAACTTGGGTAGAGCAAACAATAGTTTACTCTTCAGGCAAACGAGTTACAGAATTTAATGATAAACGAAAGAAAAATTTAGAGGAATACTATGGGGTGGATTAAACATTTGGCATACATATTAGTAATAGCTGTTATACTTTTAACCTTATCAGCAACTAATGTATTACAAGAAGAGATGAGATTAGAATTAACTTGCAAGAGTTTTATACTCGATGCATACACAGGAAAATAAAATGAATTACATGTACGAACGAATGGAAGCTGCCGGAGAGACAGCTATCTTTGACAGAGCAGAGCTTAAACAATTTGAACAGTATGTAGCTGACAACTACAACGAGTTCTATAAGAACAATGTTTCTTATGAGAGTAAGAAGGAAGGAGATAACTTTATTATAACTTTATTTGATAACCCTGTAATAACAATGGAAGAAATACTGCTTGACATTAGAGGATAACTCTGATACAATCTATATCTTTATGAGTAATCATTATCATTCAACCCTCTATCTCCAATACAGAGAATGGTGTGATGTAATTAAGATTATAACTCCGAGAGTAGTTACTCAAAACTCTTTTGAATTAATAACAAAGCTATAAAGGAGGAATTTATATGGCTATATTAGAAGGAACAGCGTACTGGGCTAGTATTACTACACCCAATACGACATTTGAACCAGTGTACACAGTCAACTTAGTGGTTGATGATGAGACAGCAAACGATTTTGCATCTCGTGGACACAAAATTAAACAGATGGATGAAGGTCCTGCTGTTATACTTAAACGAAAAGTAAATGGTCCTAACGGAATGGTTAGACCTGCACCTCGTTTGATGGATGCATCGAAGCAAGATGTAACAACTGCTGTAGGAAATGGATCGAAGATTAAAGTCCAGTTCAATGAGTACAGTGGTGAAGGTAAGTTCGGTCCTTATACAGGGCTTGACCTACAAGCAGTAATGATCACCGATCTTGTGCCTTACAAAGGTGCTGATGGTGAAGAATTCTTATCCGATGGAGAGGAATTCTAATGATAGTTAGCATTACTAATGATGATCAAACAACAGCGTTTGACATCAGCAATATAGCAGATGAACAGGTTAAGCAAGAAGCTACTGTGATTGTGCAGAAAGTTGGTAACCTACAAGTTATCATTGAAGCCTTAGACTTTGCAAGTCGTGCTCATAGAAGTGGCTTGGAAGAGTTACTAAAAGAATGTGATGAAGCTATAGTAGAAGCAGAAGAAGTAGAAACAGAGGAGGAATCTTCTGAAGAAACTTCTGACTAACAAACCGGCTAGGTGTAAAAGCCTAGCCACTTTTCTAAAGGAGATAGAATGCAAGAACAAAGTAAATTTATAAAACACAAGTTACCCTGCCCTTCATGTGGTGGCTCTGACCCTGTGTCAATGAACGAGGACAAGTCTGCTCATTGCTTTAGCTGTGAAGCACACTTCCCTAATTATCTAAATGCTTCTGAAGGTAGGGTTGTGGATACACAAGCAACACCTAAAGTTAGCAACACTTTTCTTAACACATACAATGGTAGCTATGGTGCTCTTACAGACAGATGTATTTCTGAAGAGACAGCTAAGAAGTTTGGTGTACGAAGAGTTGTAAGTGCAGACAATAAAGTAACACAACATATCTACCCTTTCTTTAACGGCAACGAAGTTGTTGGTACAAAGACAAGGTATGTAGACAACAAGAACTTTTCATTTGCAGGTACATATGAAGGCACTGGTTTATTTGGGGAACAGTTGTTCCGTAATACTGGTGGCAAGTACCTTACGATTGTAGAAGGTGAGTGTGATGCTATGGCTGCTTATGAATTAATGCAGTCTAAGTGGGCATGTGTCTCGTTAAAGCGTGGTGCATCTGGTGCTGTTAAGGATATCCGAGAGAGCATTGAGTTCATTGAATCATTTGAGAATATAGTAATATGTTTTGACAATGACAAGGCAGGTATAGAAGCAGCTCAGAAGGTTGCCCGTATACTAAAGCCCGGAAAAGCTAAGATAGTCTCACTACCTACAGGTTGTAAAGATGCTAACGACATGCTCAGACAAAAGAAGTTTCAAGCTTTTATGTCATCATGGTGGGAAGCTAGAACATATACACCTTCAGGTATCATGGACTTATCAGCTCAGAAATCTGAGTGGTTACACCGAGAGACTAAAGAAAGTATTGCCTACCCTTGGGAAGGTCTTAATAAAAAACTATATGGTATGCGACAAGGTGAACTGGTAACTCTAACAGGTGGCACAGGACTAGGTAAGTCTAGTGTGACTCGTGAGTTAGAACATTGGCTCATTAAAAATACCGAAGACAATGTAGGTATCGTTGCTCTTGAAGAGAATTGGTTACGAACTGCTGATGGTATCATATCCATTGAAGCGAATGACCGAGTGTATCTTAACGAGAGACGAGATCAATACACTGAAGAACAACTAACTACTCTCTTTGATAGAGTCATACCTAAAGGTCGAGTGTTTATACATGCTCACTTAGGTGCAACAGACATTGATGAGATATTTTCTAAGCTAAGATATATAATCGTAGGCTGTGAATGTAAGTGGGTTGTAGTAGACCATCTCCATATGCTAGTAAATGTAATGGGTGAAGGTGATGAGAGACGAGGTATTGATTCACTCATGAATAGATTGCGTAGTCTTGTTGAAGAGACAGGCGTTGGTATGATCTTAGTATCCCATTTGCGTAGAGCATCCGGTGATAAAGGACATGAGCAGGGGATCGAAGTATCTCTATCACACCTTAAAGGTTCGGCAGGTATAGCACAGTTATCTGATTGTGTGATTGCTTTAGAACGAAACCAACAAGCAGAGAATGAAGACGAAGCTAACACTACGAAAGTCCGTGTCCTTAAATCAAGGTACACTGGTGATACAGGATTAGCATGTAGTCTAAGATACAACAATGAAACTGGTAGACTCTTTGAGTTATCAGAGGAGGAAACTTTTGACAGTACAGAATTCTAAGATAATATTTGACATAGAATGTGATGGTCTTAAACCAACCAAGCTACATTGTATTGTAGCCAAAGAAGTAGGTGGAGCTTTACATGAGTTCCCACCTCACAAAATTGATGAGGGTATTGAGTTTCTTAAACAAGCTGATACCTTAATCGGACACAACATCTTACGATTTGATTTAGATGTTATTAAAAAACTAACAGGGGTTGATCTCTATAATAAAAATATAGAAGATACTCTTGTGATGTCTAGACTTTTCAAGCCCATCCGTGAGAACGGACATAGCTTAAAGGTGTGGGGTTATCGTGTTGGCTTTGCTAAACAAGAACAACCTGTAGACTTTAACGAGTACACACCTCAGATGCTTGAGTACTGTGGTAATGATGTTAAGCTAAATGAATTAGTTTACTATGCTTTACTACAAGAGCAACGTGGGTTTAGTGATGAGTCTATTGCTCTTGAACATAGAGTTGCTAGGATTATATCTGATCAAGAAAACAACGGGTTCAAGTTTGATGAACGACAGGCTACTACATTACTGGCTGATTTAAAAGCTAAGATGTATGAGGTAACTGATGAGGTACAGCGTACTTTTAAACCTAGGATGGTTGATGTTAAATTAGTTGTACCTAAGTTTAAGAAAGATGGTGAGTTATCTAAGTCTGGATTAACAACCGAAGAGTATGACACTTGTATGACACAAAAGAATTACAAGCCATTCATGCGACAAGAGTTAAAAGAATTTAACTTAGGTAGTCGTAAACAAATAGGTGAGCATCTCATTGAGGTGGGTTGGATACCTAAAAGATTTACACCTACAGGTCAGCCTATTGTTGATGAGGGTACTCTCAAAAAGATTACTCACATTCATGAAGCTAAACTTATTGCAGACTTCCTGTTGTATCAGAAGCGTATAGCTCAAGTACAATCATGGTTGAATGCATTGGAAGAAGATGGTAGGGTACATGGCTCAGTGATTCCTAACGGAACTATCACTGGTCGTATGTCTCACAACCATCCTAACTTAGCTCAAGTACCGGCAGTATACAGTCCCTTTGGTATGGAATGCAGAGCTTGTTGGATTGTAGACGAAGGTAATGTTCTACTTGGAGTTGATGCTTCAGGGTTAGAACTTAGAATGTTAGCACACTATATGAATGATAAGGAGTACATAAATGAAGTGGTCAACGGAGATATACACACAACTAACCAAAAACTTGCAGGACTTGAATCAAGAGATACAGCAAAAACTTTCATCTATGCCCTTGTATACGGAGCAGGAGATGAAAAGATTGGGAGTGTGGTTGGAGGTACAAGAAAGCAAGGTAAAGAACTTAAAGAACGCTTTCTCGATAATCTTCCCACATTTAAAACTCTTAAAGAAAAAGTACAACGAGCAGCTAAACGAGGATTCCTCAAAGGAATAGATGGTCGTAAGATTTACATACGACATGAACATGCTGCATTAAATAGTTTACTACAGGGTGGTGGTGCTATTGTAATGAAGAAAGGATTAGAGATTTTAGAAGGTAAATTAAAACTAACAGGCATACCATTTAAGTTTGTAGCTAACATCCACGATGAGTGGCAGATAGAAGTAGCTACAGATGTGGCTAGTAAAGCCGGACAACTTGCTGTTGATAGTCTGCGTGAAGCAGGAGATCACTTTGAAATGAGATGTCCTTTAGATGGTGAGTTTAAAATAGGGAGGAACTGGAGTGAAACGCATTAATGAAAAGTCCCCAAGTAGAAAAGGAGACATGGCAGAATACTATGCTGTGACTTGGCTATGGGATAATGGGTATGAAGTATTTAAAAACTGTGGGTGTGATGGGTTCATTGACTTAGTTGTCAGAGACCCTAAAGGAAATATAAAGTTAATTGATGTTAAGTCTGCCCGTAGAGACTATAGAACAGAAGACACTTATACTTCTAGAACAACACGAACTAAAAAACAAATCAAAGCAGATGTACAATATTTATTATTTATGCCTGATACAAGAAAACTAAGGTGGGTAAATCATGAAGAAAAATAAAGAGCTTGACAACCTCGTAGAAGATAACTATAATAAGTTTAAGTCCGAGTCGGGACACTGGTATACCCAAGAGGGTGAGCCAATGTATACGATCATTGGAGCTAATGGTAAGGAAAGAAACACCACACTTCGTGATGCTAAGAAGGAAGGGCTAGTCCCTTCTGTTACTACTATCATGGGGATGATGGCTAAACCAGCATTAGAAACTTGGAAACAAAAACAATTATTAAACTCTATCTTAACCTTAGAACAAGGAGAGGATGAAGCAGTTGATTCGTTTTATTACCGATGTCAGAAAGACTCACAACAAATAGGTATTAAAGCTGCTGAACAAGGCACTAAGATACATGGTATGATTGAGAAAGGTTTTGTAGGTAAGACTAAAACAAAACCATACAAAGCAATCAAACAATACTTGGATGAGGTTTTCCCTAATGAAGAATGGTTGGCAGAAGAATCTTTTTGTGCTGACTCAGGGTATGGTGGGAAGATTGATTTGTATTCTAAGTCTGGTATCTTTATAGACTTTAAAACTAAAGATAACTTAGAAGGTAAAGACCCTGCTAAATTAGTATACGATGAACATGGTATGCAGTTGTCTGCTTATGCACAGGGCTGTGGGTTTACGGATGTAGAAAGAGTATCTATATTTGTAGACAGAAAAGATACTGGTCTAATTCTTACCCATGTTTGGGATAGAGAATCACAACAGAAGCACACAGAAATGTTTAATGCTATCTTAACTTATTGGAAGCTTGTCAAGAACTATGACTCGGCTGTAGTATAATGGTAGGCTTTAGAAAACCTAGGAAGATAAGACCTAAAGAAAAAGATTTACCTAAAGGGTATGACTCTAAGTGGGAGCATACCTTACATGAGACAGTCCTACAAGACTGGGAACACCATTGGGAATTGATTCCTTACATAGTCAAGCATAAATATGAGCCTGACTTTGTAAAAGAAATTGATGGTATCACCATCTTAATTGAAGCCAAGGGTAGGTTTTGGGATTACCCTGAGTATAGTAAGTACATACATATACGAACAGCACTACCTGAGAATACTGAGTTAGTGTTTTTATTTCAAAAACCTTTTGCACCTATGCCCGGAGCTAAGATGAGAAAGGATAGAACAAAAAGAACTCATGCTGAATGGGCTGAGACAAATAATTTTACATGGTACAGTGAAGATACTTTACCTTTAGACTGGGGAAACTATGAGCTATAAATTTAATGAAGACAGAGTATTAGAAACAATTAAACAACACATTGATACTACCTACAACCAACACTATGCCAATGGTAAGTACCAAGCAACTGATATGATACTAGATGCCGGACATGGAGAAGGTTTTTGTTTGGGTAACATCATGAAGTACGCCATGAGGTATGGAAAAAAGCAAGGTAAAAACTCAGAAGACTTGCTAAAGATAATACACTATGCTATAATAGCACTCTATTTACAGAAGGAAAACAAAGATGGTTGAAGACAAAGTAGGTATCAAGGAATATCTTGGTATCAAAATTAATTACAGTAACGAAAAAAATTTAGATAAGTTCAGCCTTGATACACTCAAGGATAGATACTTATGGGAGAATGAAACACATGCACAAGAAGCGTTCGCAAGAGCAGCCGTCTTTGGAGCCACCTACAAAGGTCACACAGATTTTGAATTGGCTCAAAGACTTTACCACTACAGTTCCGCTTGTTGGTTCATGTTTAGCACTCCTATTCTTAGCAACGGGGGAACAAGTCGTGGTCTTCCTATTAGCTGTTTCCTTAATTACGTACCTGACAGCCGTACTGGTTTATCAGATCATTATGATGAGAACATATGGTTGGCAAGTTCAGGTGGAGGTATTGGTGGATATTGGGGTGACATTCGGAGTAACGGTGTATCTACTACTCACGGCAGTAAGTCTACTGGTTCTATCCCTTTCATGCATGTCGTAGATTCTCAGATGTTAGCCTTCAACCAAGGCACTACAAGACGAGGTAGCTATGCAGCTTACATGGACATCAGCCACCCCGAGATAGAAGAGTTTATTAACATGCGTAAAGAATCCGGTGGTGATATTAACAGGAAGAACCTTAACCTACATAACGGTATTAACATTACCAATGAATTTTTACAGGCTGTTGAAGAAGACGGAGACTTTAGATTGGTTGACCCCAAATCAAATGAAGCTGTTAAAGTTGTAAATGCTAGAGACCTTTGGTGGCAAATCATTAACGCTAGAGCAGAGACAGGTGAGCCTTACATGATTAACATTGATACATGTAACAAAGCTTTACCTAAAGAACAGAAAGCTTTAGGTTTACAGATTAAACAAAGCAACCTATGCTCAGAGATTACACTAGCAACCAACGAAGAAAGAACAGCAGTGTGTTGTTTATCAAGTGTAAATTTAGAATACTTTGATGATTGGTCAGAGAACCCTATGTTCATAGAAGATTTAATAACCATGTTGGACAATGTTTTACAACATTACATTGACAACGCTGTCGATACAGATAACTTAGGAGAATACAATGCCAATTTTAAAAGGTTTCAAAAACATATTAAGGAAGGGAAAGAAGGCTTTCTTAAATCTGCTTACTCTGCTTATAGAGAAAGGTCATTGGGCTTGGGTGCAATGGGATTCCATTCGTATCTCCAGTCACGCAGCTTACCTATTGAGGGTATATATGCTACGGGATTTAATCACAAAGCATTCAAATACATTAAGAGACAAGCTACCAAAGCATCTGAAAAACTTGCAGAAGAACGTGGAGAAGCTCCTGATATCAGTGGCAGTGGCAGGAGGAATGCTCATCTCCTCGCTGTTGCTCCTAATGCCAGTTCTAGTATTATTTGTGGTGGGACATCTCCTTCTATTGAGCCATACAGGGCTAACGTATATACACACAAAACTTTATCCGGTTCGTTCCAAGTTAAAAACAGACACTTAGAAAGTTTGTTAGCTGATAAGAAACTAACTAAGGATGAACTTAAAGAAATTTGGAAAGACATTGCAGGACATGAGGGTTCAGTACAACACCTTGATATCCTAACAGATGATGAAAAAGAAATATTTAAAACTGCAAATGAGATTGATCAAATGTGGCTAGTAGAACACGCTTCTAAACGCCAAGAGTTTATATGTCAAGCACAGTCAGTTAATTTATTTTTTACTATACCAACAGCTACAGAAAAACAAGAGGTGCATGATGAGTATATGCAATATGTTAACGATGTACATTGGTATGCTATGAAGAAACTAAAATCTTTATATTACTTTAGAACAAACGCTGCTAGAAATGCAGAGAATGTTAACACTAAAGTTCAGCGTATTAGACTTGAAGATACTGAATGCATTTCATGCGAAGGATAATATGATACAACAAAAATTTAACAAACTAAACGAGAAATAACATGAGCCTATTAGACACAAGAGACTATTATAAACCTTTCGATAATCCTTGGATGTTCGATTACTATGTACTACAGAATCAAATGCATTGGATGCCTGAATCTGTAGCACTACACACAGATGTAAAAGATTGGCAAGAGCTGTCAAAGCAAGAGAAGTATTTACTAACACAAATCTTTAGGTTGTTTACTCAATCAGATGTTGATGTAGGTGCAGGGTATGTAGATAGATACATGCGTATCTTTAGAAAGCCGGAAGCTAGAATGATGATGGGTTCTTTTGCAAACATGGAATCAATACATCAACATGCTTACAGC